CCAGAACCACTGGTGCGACCAGTCGGCGAACGGGCCCTGGTCGGCCGGCAGCAGGCCGGGGATCAGCGCCGCCTCATCGAGCCAGGCGGCAAGCAGGCGATCCAGGACAACGCATTCGAGATGCGACTGGTCAACACGGATCGCCTTGAAGTAGGTCTGGTGGTCGAGCCGGCCGGAGGCGTAGTTGTAGCCCGACGAGTTGCCCGCCGCGACGTTGAACGGCATGTTCAGGCAGCGGGCGATCTCGTTGAGGATCTCCTTCTTAAACTCGGCGTAAGTCGTCGCGGGTTGTTCTGCTTGCAACTGCGACATCTTCCAGCCACCGGGCATGGTCACCAGCGCTCGCTGTTCCAGCTCGATCGGCTCGAACGGTTCGGCGGCGTCGGCCTCGCCGCCGGCCGGGGCGTCGGTGTAAAGGATGCCGGCGAAATCCGCAGCGGTCTCGGCGGCGGCGATCACCGCCAGCGTGAAGCGCCGCAGCTGGGCGAACAATGGCAGCGCCGGCATGATGTCGGGAATGCCGCGAGCCTGCCCCGGCCGGTCGGCCCGGAACCAATGGATCATCGACTGCGCCGGCACGCGGTCGAACTCCAGCACGTAGCGGCCCATCGTGTCGCCGGGGTGCTGCTTGAGCACCTGGTACTCGACCGGGTTGCCGGCGTCGTCGTAAACGATGCCGTCCACGAAGTTGCCGGTCGGCACCGTGGTGTCCGGGGTCGTCACCTGGTCGGCTTCGATAAGCCGCAGGTCTAATTGCACCGACGTCGCCAGCTTGGGGTTGCTCGTCATGACGGCGAACGCTTCACCGTCCTGCGCCCGCGCCATGCGCATGGTGCGCAGTTTCTCGGCCAGGTTCACCGCCTTGGCCCAGACGGCGAACTCGCGCTCGATGAGACGGTTTGCCTCGGCATCGGCCGTTAGCAGTTGCAGGCGCGGCCCGGTGCCAACCACGTCGTTGGCCAGGGTCAGCACGATGCCGCGGGCGTAGCTGTTGTTGGCGACTTCGTAGCGGGTGCGGTTCCGCAGCACGCGCCGGACCTCGGCGCTGTTGGCGGCGTTGGCCGACAGCCCGTCCGCGTTCGCCCAGTGCCGGCGGTTGTCCGGGTTGGTCGCCGCCGCGTCGTAGCGGGCCCGAATGGCCCGCACGACGCGGCGCGGCGCGCAGCGGGGGCGCCGAGCAAACAGGTTGGTCAACCAGTTCAGCACGCCTACTCCGTTCCGGGTGGGACGAGCTTGTTGAAGCGCAGGCCGCGCTTCTTCGACTTGACCGCCTCTTTCGATGCCAGGAAGCGATCGGCCTCGATCTGGTCAGGCAGCGGGTGCTGCTCGACGCTTCCCGCGTCGCCCGAAACCTTGGCCGGCCCCTCGGCGTTCTTGCGGATTTCGTCTTCGAGGTCGTCGGCCATGAAGCGATCCTCAGCAAAGTGTCCCTCTATTTCCTAAAAGCCGCTTTGGCGGGGTGACTTGACGGACTGGAAGGAAAAAACTCGTCGAAAAGTTCCTCCCGGCGGGCTCGCTGCGAATTTTCGCTGGACCTTTGGAAAAAATCCTGAAAAAAGCCGAATGCCAGAACATCTTGGTAGGACAGGGCTTAGAGCGTTGGCCGCCTGATCGCCCCCGCGAAAAATCGCCCTCTCAGCGAATTTTCGCCAGTCGGGGGTGACGGGCCGGCGAGGGGCCAGCAGCCATCGTGAACTGCGGCCGCCGGCCCCGGCGAATAGCTGGGAGGTTCGCTATGCAAATGCAGTCCAGCAAGTCATCCCTGTCCCCGGCGCGGCGGCGCCTCGTCGAGCTGATGCAAGACCTCAACTTCGGCCGCATTGAGCGGCTGGAGGTCCTCGATGGTCAGCCGGTCTTCGACCCGCCGCCCCGCATCGTCCGCGAGATCAAGTTCGGCGCGCAGAACGGGCCGCGCCCCGAGGCCACTCTCCGCGACTTCGTGCTCAAGGCCCAGTTCGTGGAGTTCTTCGCCTGGCTCGACACGCTTGGCGACGGCGTCATCGAACGCCTGGAGGTGCAGCACGGACTGCCCTTCCGCATCGTCGTCGAGCAGTCCGCGGCTTGACCGCGACTCCGTCATCCGTCGTTTCGTTTCTGGTTCCTGATTCCACCACCTGACAGCAGACCGGCCACGCCGTGGAGGTCGTTGTGGGTGACGCCGCTTCGGCATCACACATGACTACCTTCCCGGACAGGGCTGTGTCCGCGCCGACGACGGCTCACCCACGCGACCTCCTCCGCGGCCGGCGGAGGAGATTTTCATGCAAGAACTGTTCGATGACCGCGCCTTGAAACTCATCCGAGAGCGGGTCAAGCGCCTGATTGGCCGGCACGGCTTCACCGCCTCGGATCGGGACGACCTGGAGCAGGACATGGCCCTGCACCTCCTGGAATGTCTCCGTCGGCAACAGCAACCCATCGACGCCCCGGAGGGGTTTTTCCGCAAAGTCATTGCTGACTATGCAGTGACACTCGTCCGTCGCCGCAAGGCGGAAAAGCGGGATCACCGCCGTCTCAGCTCCCTTCACGACAAAGTTCTCGATGAGGACGGTGAATACGTGGAGCGGGCCCGAGTCATCCCGGAGGACCACGTGCAGACCCGGCTGCACACTGCCTCACGCAGTCGCCTGGATGAGGTGGAACTGGTCGATGACGTGGCCGCCGTCCTGGCCAAGCTGCCTCCCGACCTGCGCGACCTGTGCGAGCGGCTGAAGCACCACTCCATCACCGAGGTAGCCCGCCAGCTCGGCGTTCCCCGCACCACCCTGCATGACGCCATTCGACGCCTCCGGCAACACTTCGAGGAGGCGGGGCTGCGGGATTATTTGGGCCAGTGATCCGTCAAGTGGCCGCGCCAAAGCGGCTTTTAGGAAATAGAGGGATCATTTCCTACGCCGAGGGACGCCATGACGCTTGCATCTCCCTGGGCGCGTCGGAACGGTTGTTCCGGCGCGCCCGCCCTCGGCCGTCTCGACTTTCTGCTGCGCGAGCCGGCCGAAGTGTACCACGCGAAATCGAAGGAACACCTGACCAGCCACGCCCTGGCCGACTTCCGCGAGAACCCGCTTCTGTACCGCAAGCGGCAGCTCGGCCTGGTCGTCGAGGAGGACCGCCCCGCCTTCCAGGTCGGCCGCGCCGCCCACACGCTCATCCTCGAAGGGCGGGACGCCTACCGGCGGCAGTACGCCTTCGGCGGGCCGACCAACCCGGCAACCGGCAAGCTCTTCGACAGCCGCTCCAAGGCCTACCAGGAGTGGGCCGAGCGCCAGGCCAAGCCGGTGCTGACCGATCGCCAGGCCGCCCTGATTGAAGAGCTGGCCGCTGCTGTGCAGCGCCATCCCGTCGCCGGCGAATTGCTTGCCGAGGGCGTGCCCGAGGGCGTCGTCCGCCGCGACTACCGCGGCGTTCCTTGCCAGGCGCGGCTGGACTGGCTCAATCCCAACAAGGGCCTCGTCGATCTCAAGACCTGCGATCTCCTCAAGTACCTCGAGGCCGACGCCAGATCGTTCGGCTACCTGCACCAGCTCGCCTTCTACCGCGCGCTGCTGGCGCTCCAGACCGGCGAAGTGCTCCCGGTCTACCTGATCGCCGTTGAGAAGCGTGAGCCGTACCGCTGCGGCGTCTGGCGGATCGATCCCAGCGTCCTGGCCGTCGCGGAGCGGGACAACGAAGCCGCCCTGGACCGCCTCGTGCGCTGCCGGCAGCAAGACCACTGGCCCACCGGCTACGAGGAACTGCGCGTTTTCGACCACATTTGACCCGAGGTACCGACCATGAGTCTCCTGGCACAAGTCCAGAGCGGCAAGCGCTTCGCCCCACGCCGCCTGCTGCTCTACGGCACCCACGGCATCGGCAAATCGACCTTCGGCGCCGGCAGCGACCGGCCGGTGTTCGTCCAGACCGAGGACGGCCTGGGCGAGATCGACTGCGACAAGTTCCCGCTGGCGCTGTCCTATCCGGACGCCCTCAAGGCCCTGGAGGGCCTCTACACGGAGCCGCACCCCTACCGCACGGTCGTCGTCGATTCGCTCGACTGGCTGGAGCGGCTGATCTGGGCTGAGGTCTGCCGGCAGCGCTCCGTCGAGAACATCGAGGACATCGGCTACGGCAAGGGCTACGTCTTCGCCCTGACGCCCTGGCGCGAGTTCCTGACCGGCCTTGACGCCCTGCGCAACGACCGGGGCATGACGGTCGTTCTCATCGCCCATTCCCGCATCGAGCGCTTCGAGAACCCCGAGACGGACAGCTACGACCGCTACGTGCCGCGGCTGCACAAGCTGGCCTCGCAGATCATCCAGGAGTGGTGCGACGAGGTGCTGTTCGCCACCTACAAGGTCTACACCAAGCAGACCGACGAGGGCTTCAGCCGCAAGAAGACCAAGGGCATCGGCACCGGCGAGCGCGTCCTGTACACGAGCGAGCGCCCTTCTCACGTCGCCAAGAACCGCCTGAATCTGCCCGACGAGCTGCCATTGGACTGGCACGCTTACGCTTCCTTCTTCCACCAACCCCACACACAGAACGGAGGACCAAACAATGGCTGACCTGCATGGTTTCAACGCGAACGAAGTCGATCCGACGACCGACCTGGAGCCGATCCCCGCCGGCAAGTACCTGGCGATGATCACCGACAGCGAGATGAAGCCGACCAAGAGCGGCGACGGCCGCTACCTGCAGCTCACCTTCCAGATCCTGGAGGGGCCGTACAAGAACCGCTTCGTCTGGGCGCGTCTCAACCTGCACAACGCCAATGAGACGGCGGTGAAGATCGCCCGTGCCGAGCTGTCGGCGATCTGTCGGGCGGTGGGCGTGATGACGCCCAGGGACAGCTGCGAGCTGCACAACCTGCCGCTGGTCATCACGGTCAAGCTGAAGAAGCGCGAGGACACCGGCGAACTGCAGAACGAGGTCCGCGGCTACGCCAAGAAGGAGGCGGCTTCGGGACAGCCGCAGCAGGCGCCCTCCAACACGCCTCCCTGGCGGCGTGGTTGAGCAGCACTTCGCGGGCGCGGCACGATGTCGGGACAGGACACACACACTTTCTGCCTTAAAGGGTCCGCTTGTCGGTCGTGCCGCGGCCGCACGTCTTTTTTTCATCGAGGGCCGGAATGCTGATCCTGGAACTGCCGTTTCCGCCGAGCCTGAACCACTACTACCGGCACCTCGGCCACGTGACGCTCATCAGCCGCCGGGGCCGGGCCTACCGCGACGCGGTCGTGGCACTCCTGGCGGCCCAAGGGATCAAGCCATTGAGCGGACCGCTGGACCTGGTCGTGGAGTTGTTCCCGCCGGACCGCCGCAAGCGCGACGCGGACAACTTTCACAAGTGCTTGTCGGACGCACTGCAGCACGCCGGAGTGTTCCAAGACGACAGCCAGGTGGTCCGCCTGGAGATCTCCAAGCACGACCCGGTCAAGGGCGGCAAAGTCGTTGTCCGCATTCAGGAGCGAAGCAGCGATGGCCGGCTGGAAGACCTCAGGAGCGCACGCCGGTATCTCAGTCGCGTGATCGAGCAGATCGAGGGAGACACTGGTGCAGCTCAGGCCTTACCAACGTGAAGCCGTTGAAGCCGTCTACGCCTACCTACGCTCGCATGACGATAACCCGGTCGTCGTCATCCCGACCGCCGGCGGCAAGACGCCGATCATGGCGACGATCTGCAAGGACGCGGTGACACGCTGGGACGGCCGGGTGGTGATCCTGGCCCACGTCAAAGAGCTGCTGGAACAGGCGGCGGACAAACTGCGCCAGGTCTGCCCCGAGGTCCGCTTCGGCGTCTACTCGGCGGGCCTGAAGCGCCGCGACACCGGCCGGGGGGTCATCCTGGCCGGCATCCAATCGGTCTACCAGCGCGCCGGCGAGCTGGGCGCCTTCGACCTGGTCCTGGTAGACGAGGCGCACCTGATCCCAGTCGAAGGCGACGGCATGTACCGGCAGTTCCTGGCCGACGCCAAGGCACTCAACCCGCACGTCCGCGTCGTCGGCCTGACGGCCACGCCGTACCGGCTGAAGTCAGGCATGATCTGCAGCCCGGACCACTTCCTCAACGCGATCTGCTATGAGGTCGGGGTGCGGGAGCTGATCGTCCAGGGCTATCTCTGCCCGCTGGTCACCAAGGCCGGCAAGACGCGGGCGGACACAAGCGGCCTGCACGTGCGCGGCGGTGAGTACATCGCCGGCGAGGTCGAGGACTTGATGGACCGGGATGCCCTGGTGCGGGCCGCCTGCGCCGAGATCGTCGAGCACACGCGCGACCGCCAGGCGGTCTTGATCTTCGCTTCGGGGATCAAGCACGGCGAGCACGTCGTGCGGGTGCTGAAGGAACAACATGGCATTGAATGCGGCTTCGTCAGCGGCGAGACGTCCGACGGCGAACGGGACCGGCTGATTGCGAGGTTCCGCCAGCAGGAGTGGGCACGCCCGCTTCAGATCGACTTTGGAGCAAACGCGGCCGAGCCATTGAAGTACCTGTGCAACGTCAACGTGCTCACGACCGGCTTCGACGCTCCGAACGTCGATTGCGTGGTCCTGTTGCGGCCGACGCTGTCGCCGGGCCTGTACTACCAGATGGTCGGTCGCGGCTTCCGGCTGCACCCCGGCAAGCTGAACTGCCTTGTGCTTGACTTTGGCGGCAACGTGCTGCGGCACGGCCCGGTAGACGGAATCAAGGTCAAGGAACGTGACGCCGGAGGCAACGGCCAGGCGCCGGCGAAGGAATGTCCAGAATGTCATTCGGTCATCGCCACCGGCTATGCGCGCTGCCCGGATTGCGGGTACGAGTTCCCACCGCCCCAGCGCGGCAAGCATGATGCGCAGGCAAGCAGCGCTGGCATCCTCTCCGGGCAAGTGACGATCACGAAGTACGCCGTGCGGGACGTGTACTACGGCGTCCACAAGAAGCGTGACGCACCGGACGATGCCCCACGGACCATGCGAGTCGATTACAAGGTCGGCTGGCACGAGTACAAGTCGGAGTGGGTCTGCTTCGAGCACACCGGCTACGCCCGCGCCAAGGCCGTGGCTTGGTGGAAGCAGCGCTCGCACGAGCCGGTGCCGGAGACGGCCGAGGACGCAGTCGCCCTGGCACAAGCAGGACGCCTGGCCACGACGCGCGAGATCACCGTCCGCAGCGTTGCCGGCGAGGACTTCGACCGGATCATCGGCTACGAGCTTGGCGACATTCCGCCGGCGCACGACAGCCAGAACCTGCCCGATGATGCTGTGGACTTCCCGTTCGGAGCTAACGCGGTCGCTGCGGAGGAGGAAATCCCGTGGTGACCCCTGGCGAGCTGCTGGCGGCTGCGCTCCGCTATGCCGAACTGGGCTACCGGGTCTTCCCCTGCGCGCCCTCCGGCAAAGCTCCGCTGACCGAGCACGGCTTCCACGATGCCACGAGTGATGCCGAGCAGATCGAGCGCTGGTGGACGCAGCACCCGAGCGCCAACATCGGCATCCCGACGGAAGGCCTCGTCGTCATCGACATCGACGGCGACGGCAATCTTTGGCCCGGCGACCCGGAACGCGGCGCTTCCCTGGCCCAGACCGGTGCCGTGAGCCTGACGCCGCGCGGCGGGCGGCACTACCTCTTTCGCCGGCCGGCGGACAAAGCGTGGAAGTGTTCGACCGGCAAACTGGCAGCGAGCGTCGATGTTCGCACCGACGGCGGCTACATCGTCGTGCCGCCCAGCCGAACCGCACACGGCGACTACCGCTGGGCGCCGGGCCTGGAACTCGACGAGCCGCCCGACCGTCTTCCCGAGCCGCCGGCGTGGTTGATCGCGGAACTCGACGCACTGACGACGACGCCCAACCCGTGGGTCAACGGCACATCCACGTCGTGTACTGTCGCGGCCAGCGGGGGCGAAGCGAACCCGATCCCGGAACACCACCGTAACGTGACTCTGGCGCGCCTCGCCGGCACGATGCGCCGCGTGGGGATGACTCGGTCGGAAATCCTGGCGGCGCTGTGCCAGGTCAACGACGACCGCTGCCGGCCACGGATTGAGCCGGCCGAGGTGGAGCGCATCGCCACAAGCATCGCCCGGTACGAGCCGGACCAGATCGCGACCGCGATGGCCGAGGGGCACTGGGAACAGCTGGTCCAGGCATCGCAACTGGCCCCGGTCAGCCTAGCCGACCTGGTGGCGCGCTATCCCGACCTGCGGCCGCCGGTGATCCACGGCCTGCTGCGCCGGGGCGAGACGATGAACGTCATCTCGGCCCCGAAGATCGGCAAGGCACTGGCCATCGACACGCCGATCCTGACCGAGGATGGGTGGAAACCGATGGCAGAGTTGCAGCCCGGAATGAAGGTCCACGCCGCAGACGGCTCGCTGACGCCCGTCGTTGCCGTTTCAGAAATCATGTATGGCCGCCCGTGTTATCGGGTCACGACCCGCTCCGGCGCCTCGGTCGTCGCCGACCGGGACCACCTCTGGCAAGTCGTGCAGGGAGACCAAATGGCAGTAGTCACAACTGAGAAACTCGCTGCCGGACATCAGGGCCGCCGCTGGCTGTTGCCGGTCGCCAGGGCGCTGGTGCGGGACGAAGCGCCGCTTCCGTTGGACCCCTGGCTGTTCGGCTACTGGCTTGGCAACGGCACGGCGCGTGAGGGAGCGATTTCGGTCAATCAACACGACCTTGAGGAAGTGGTCCGCGAAGTTAGCCGGGCTGGCTTTACGATCGGCAAGCTTGTCTGCAAACGCGGCTGCGCGACGTTCACCATCTGTGGGTTGAGGGTGATTCTGCGCGACCTGGGCGTGCTGGACTGCAAGCACATCCCCGAGAATTACTTGCTTGCTTCGCAGACGCAGCGGGCTGCACTGTTGGCGGGACTGCTCGATGCCGACGGCCATGCGGCCACGCAAGCCAACGGTTCGGGCATGGTCGAGTTCACCACCACGGACCAGGCGCTGTTCTTCCCGACCCTCCTGCTGGCCCGGTCGCTCGGGTACAAGGCGTCGGCGGGCGTGGGGCGGGCCACGCTTTCTGGCGTCGATTGCAGTCCTAAGTTGCGGATCACCTTCGCCGCCGGCCGGCGGAGCACTCCCTTCCGGCTGTCGCGGCGAACCGCCGCCCTGCCGGATCGGGAACCAAGCCAGCGGGCGCGTCGTGACGCGGTCCGGTCGGTCGTCCGCGTCCCATCGGTTCCGGTGAAATGCATTCAAGTGGCCCATCCCAGCGGATTGTTCTTGGCGGGCCGTGACTTCATGGTCACGCACAATTCCTGGCTGGTCACCGACCTGGCCCTGGCCGTCGCCACGGGTCGCCCCTGGCTCCACACGTTCGCGTGCGAAGCTGGCGACGTGCTCATCATCGACAACGAGCTGCACGCCGAGACTTCAGCCAACAGAATCCCCAGGGTCGCGGCCGCGCGGCAGATCGGCCTCAGTGAAGTTGGACAGCGCGTCTTCGTGCAGAATCTGCGCGGGCACTGGCAGGACATCTTCTCGCTGGGACCATACTTCCGCTCGCTGGAGCCGGGGCGGTTCCGCGTGATCATCCTCGACGCCATGTACCGCTTCATGCCCCGCGAGATGGACGAGAACGACAACGGCACGATGGCCAATGTTTACAACGCGATTGACCGCTACGCCGATCTCCTGGGCTGCTGCTTCGTGCTCATCCACCACACCAGCAAGGGCAATCAGTCGGGCAAGGCCATCACCGACGTGGGCGCAGGCGCCGGCAGCCAGAGTCGGGCGACCGACACCCACCTGGTCCTGCGACCGCACGAGGAGGACGACGTGGTTGTGCTGGAGGCGGCCGTTCGCTCCTGGCCGCCGGTGATGCCCAGGTGCCTGCGCTGGGCCTTCCCCGTGTGGCTGCCGGCCGACGACCTCGACCCGACGCTGTTGCGGAGCGAGCAGCCGAGGAGAGTACGCAAACAAGAAGCAGAACCGGAATGGACGGTGGAGCGGTTCGTGACGGCCTTCGTTGTCGACGAACCGAAGCTGTTTGACGCGATCCTGGTGGAGGCCAACCAGCAAGGCGTCAACGACTTCAAGTGTCGGACGCTGTTGCGGAAAGCGGAGGCCGTGGAGCTTGTCTATCGCTGGGACATGGGACGAGGGCGTCTGGGCTATGCCACGACGGCGCCGCCTCAAGCGGCATCGCCGGTAGACGAGGAACCGACTTCCAAACGTGCCCAGGTGGAAGCACTGCTGCGCGAGTCTCCCACGGCGAGCCTGGCGGAGATCGCCCGGCAATGCGGCGTGTCGCGCCAGTACGTGCACAACTTGCGCAAGGGTCTTGAGAATGCCTCTGTCAACTCGTCAACAGGGCCGTCAACAACACCTGATGAGCGTCAACAAGTTGACGCCAGTTGACAGGCTTGTTGACGCCACTAAGCGCTTATGCTGCAACGGGATAACTGGCTTTGTCAACAGGTTTGCGTGTGTGCGACACAACCCCCCCCCATACCCCCCTGCGTGCGGGCGGCCCGAAGGCCGCCGCACGCGAGCAGGGAGCGGACCCTGGCGGAATAGTTCCGCGAACGGGTCGCGTAGGTACTACCGGAACGGAACAAAAAAATGACCGCCGCGGGAACAGCCGCCAAGGTAAGCAGAGTTTGTTTTCGATGTCCGAACTTCATGGAACCAAAGCGAGAGGGGAATCGTGAACGCAACCCTGACGCCGCCGGACCGGGAAGTCTTCCCGAACCCGCCGCTGAAGTGGTTCGGCGGCAAGACCTATCTGGCCCCGCATATCCACCGGCTCGCCCCGCCGCATACCTTCCGCGGCATCCCCTACGGCGGCGCCCTCGGCGAGTTGTGCAGCTGGAGCTACCAGGGGGTGAGCGAAGTGGTCAACGACATCGACCTGCAGCTCACCAACTTATGGCGCTGCCTGCAAGACCCCGCCCTGTTCGAGCAGCTCCGCCGAGAGCTGGAGCTGACCCCGTTCGGCCGCCCCTTCTTCGATGCGTCCGCCTCCGCGATGCAACGGTGGGAACGCCACGAGGTCCAATGGGCCGATGAGCTGGACCGCCAGCCGAGCCCTTTTTGGGCGGCCCGGTTCTTCGTCCTGGTGCGCCAGAGCCGGGGAGGTGGCCGGAAGGGCTTCGCACCCTTGTCGATCAACCGCGTACGGCGTGGCGTCAACGAGCAGGCCAGCGCCTGGTGGTCAGCCATCGACGGGCTGTGGGAGGTGCATCAGCGACTTGCCCCGGTCGTCGTCGAGCGCCTGCCGGCCCTGGAGTTCATGGCCAGGTACGACGCCCCCAGCGCGTTCTTCTACCTCGACCCGCCGTACCTGCCGCCGACGCGCACCGCCAGAAAGGTGTACCGGCACGAGATGACCTACGAGCAGCACGTCGAGCTGCTCGACTTCCTGCCGTCGCTGCAAGCCCGTGTGATGCTCTCGGCCTACCGCCATCCGGAGTACGAGACACGGTTCTTGCCGCGGGGCTGGCGCTGCGAG